CACCTATTGGTCCTGTAGCACCATCTCCACCGCCACCTCCACCTCCTTCTAATACTTTCCATGTATTATTATCATATATCAATTGTGTTGTCATTCCCTTTTTATCTAAAGTGATTGTACTAGTTAAAGGAATATCAACTATATTATTAATTTTTCCAGCTATATTATTAGTTAAGTCATTAGCTAATTTATTTATTATATCAGTTGTAACAGAATTTCCGGGATAACCTTCAGCATTAATATTACCCAATAAATCTTGAATTAAATTCTGAGATAACTCACTAACACTATTTGATAATTCATTAAAATGATCAATAGATAAACCATCTACACTACCAATTAAGTCATTAACTAATCCATTAACGGAAGTGTTGAGTTCATTAACTAATCCATTAATTGAAGTGTTGATAAAATCTCTAACATCAAATTGATTAGTTAAATTATTGATAGAACCGTTGATCAAATTTCCTACATCAAATTGATTAACTAAATCATTGATAGTACCGCCGATAGTATCGCCGACCTGATTAGCTAAACCATTGATAGTACCGTTGACTAAACCTCTAACATCAAATTGATTGGCTAAATTATTGATATCACCGTTGATTATGCTTTTAAAATCAACTTGATTAAGTAAACCACTGACAGTACCGTTGAGCAAATTTTTAACATCAAATTGATCAACTAAATTATTGATATTACCGACAAAATTATCAACAAAACTACCAGCTAATGCACCGATATTGGTACCACCAAAAATTCCATCAATAGCTTTATCTGCTACTATCGTTAAATTATTTAAAGAGAAATCTCCACCATCTGCAATAGTAATAACATCACCTAAAGATGGAAAAGAAGGTAATGTTAGTGAAAGTGGTCCATTACATGTATTCACTATATTTTGTGAACCAATGTCTACAACAGTATCGGATACAATAGATGTCCAAGTTGGTGGTATATCTATTGAAGATGAATCTATTCCTGAATCATCTAAAGGATTAAAATCTATTCTTGGTGCAATAAAAGTCATATTTCCACTAGAACGAACTTTATATGTTCCTCCGACTTCCATATCTACATTTCCATCTACATATACTTTAACATAACCTTTAACATAAACTTCTTCATTTCCTACTACAACAGTAAATTTATCTTTTTGTATTCTTTCTGCTCTATCACCTTTAGGACCATATTCTACATAAGAACCTGATCTATGATAAAGATGTATTCGTTCTTTATCTTTTGTATCATCAAATTCTAAGGCATGCCCTGATTCAGATTCATATACATTATTATATGGATATTTTGCAGCATAATATGGATCAGGTTCCACTTTTGGTAATTTCTTTTGTTTTTTTAATGAAACAATAGAATCTTCTATATTTTCATTTCTTGATAATCTGGATGTTGTAGGTTCATCTAATTTTCTAGGATAATTAGTAGCAGATTCATTTGGTTTTACTGGAGAATTTGATAGTTGATCTGAAGTTCTTGGATCAAAATATGCTTTTTGTGGATTTGCAGGTACAAGAGGTATTCTGGGAAATACACCCATAATAATTCTTTCTTGAGCATTTTCACCATCCAAAAAAAATCCCATAACCATATCACCTTCTTTTATGGCATAAGGATTTGAATTATTTGTTGGTAATAAAGGTGTTGCCCAACGTAAATCTTTAGTTGGTAATAACATTTTATCATCTATATCCCAACCAACACATCTTACTCTACATCTACCTAATTTTAATGGATCTTGTCTATCTTCAACAAAACCTGTCCACCATATAAAACCATCTTTACCAGCAAAATTTTGTTCTGAATTGTCCATTAATTAATATTCCAATAATTTTTTCATTTGAGTTGCACTACTTTGTGCTATATATGGATTTTCAGTTGATGTCGTAGCAACTTCTACTACAGTTTCATGTTTATCAAAAGCTGAAATTATTTGGCGTGAAGCAACAATCAAATATTTACCTGATGCAGTTTCATCACGGAGACTTTCACTTTTTTCTAAACTCTTTTTAGCAAAATTTGGTGCACTGACATATACATTAAATCCTGAAGATAATTGAAAATTTCCAGGCATTGCTAATTTTAATCTGCGAGATAATAAATTGCCTATCAATGCTTTTCTCTGAAAAATAAACGATTCATAATTTTCGTGTTTTGATATGGATTCAGGATCATTTTTTCTTATATATGTACTAGCTTGTTTAGCTGCTAATGATGAGAAAACATTTAATACTTTTTTAGAATTAAATGAATTAATATTTGGAATGCCTTCTCTATTTTTGATAACAGAAATATTAGGAAGTTTATTTCCATGTTTCATATCATTAAAAACATCAGAATAACTTATACGATTTTTTTCTGTCATACCTGTCATAGGATCAAAACCCATAAAAGTGCCTGCATTTATACCTTTTTGTACTCTTTCAAGTTCATCTGATTGGGATACCATTTCCATAGCACGTGCCATTTCCATTTCATCAAATGCAGTATCACCTTTTATATTTTTTATCTCAAAATATATATTCAATATTTTTTCTTGTGTTAAAAGATTTGATAATGATGCAAAATTATATCCTGCATTATTTTGATAAAATAAAAAATTTGGTGATTCCTGATTATCAACTGCTCTTTTTGTACACCACCTAATCGCATCAATAGGAGTTAAATTTGGTATTATTACTTTCTTAATTCCTCTACTTTTCTCATATATTCCTGTATATTCAGATTGACTTATCTTCAAATAATCTTCCATAATTTTTTGTATAATATATGAATATGTACCTTCATATGCTTGATTTATTTTTTGTTGATGTGAATAGATAAGTTCATCAGAAACAAAATGTAAAATATATTGTTCATTATTTAAATTGGTATTTTTACGAAATGATTGTTTATATATTCTAAAAGCCTTCTTAAATTTTGCTACATTTAAATCTGGACTTTTTGAGATTTCTATAAGCAATACTTCTGATCCATCAAATACTAAATTATTTGATAAACCTAGTGAATCTGAAATTAATATATTGCCTGATATTACAGGAACAAATATAGAATCAAAAATATTAATTTCTTCATAAATATTTCTTATATCTATTATATCACTATTCTTAGTAACAATAGATAATTCTGTTACACTAAAATCTGTTGATTTCTTAAACATTATAGTGAAATAACTCTTTTAAATTCTGACATTATAGTTGGAATAAGTTCAGGCTTAACTAATTTTATTTTACTTTTACTTTCATTAATATCTTTTTCATATTCATAATATGTTTTCTTATTTCGTGTTATTGTTTCAGTAATAATATTATTATCACCCAACACAATAGATGGTTGTATTTCTGATGATGGAGTATTAGCATATACAAATTCATCTATTTTTATAGTTTGACTATATGAATCTCCTGTACTAACATTGGTATCAATTATTTTATAATATGAATGTACATTATTAACATTCATAGCCCATGATAAACCAGAGATAGATGTATTTGATGTATCTGCATAATTTGGAGATGAATATTTTTTATCAACAAATTCTATAAAATTATGATATGACAAAGGCCAGTCATATTGAACATCTAATATATTATTAAAAAGCAAAATAATCCAATGTTTTTCTACACTACCATATAATTTATATGCTAATATTTCAGGAGTATCTTCTTCTTTAACTTTATATTCATAAAAAACAAAAGGATTATTTTTAAATTTTTCTTGAAATATAAATCTAGAAATTATATTTGTACCTAAAATAATATTTTCATCATCAAAAGTATAATATGTTGATGGATAATGATAGAAAAAATCTGACATTTTTTATAATCCTAAGATTAAATTAAATCTTTATTAAAATCTTCTTTTGTTAAATATTTTGTTTCTTGGAATTCTAATTGTAGATTTATATGAACAGGCATACCAGTTTGTCCATATGATGGTTCTGATCTTCCGGGAACTTCATATGTTTTAAATCCACTTGGTGCATAATTCACATTAATTGATTTTAATACACAATCTTCAGTAATGGGAGGTATATTTGGATTTTCTTTTCCTGCATAATAAAACTTTATATCAAATTGTGATGGAGGTTCTAAAAAACTCTCTAAATTACCACCAAGTTTTCTTGGTGCTTGATGATATCTCAAACGTTCTATAATCCGTTGTACTTCTAATGCTTCTTTTTCACTTCTTGGATAAAAATCAAAAGTAAATGAAAATGATCTAAAATTTGGTCCTGTATATATTAGTTCCAACATAGGATTACTAACACCACCTAAAATTGCTAACATACCCAATTTTGTAGTATTTTCACCTACTGTAGCTTTACCAAGTTGTTCTGCTAATTTACCTCCTACAGACAGTGCAGCATTACCGGATGCTGCTTGTGCGCCCCTAAAAGCTGCTTTTATCGCATTTGCATTTGCTTCTGTTCTATTTTCTTTGAAAGCATTTACAGCAGATTGTAAACTTCCCATAATTTTACCACCAAGTTCTTTACCTATATCCGCAGATGCATAACCTTGTGAATGTTGAAACATTAATGTATCAGGCATATATAATGCAATTGCATCAGTAGTCAATTTAGTTGTAGCACCAGAAAAAATGGAACTACCTTTGATTTTTGTTATTGAATTATTTAATATCTGCGATGTTTCTGGTGAAATATCATTACCAAATGTAGCATTTGGTAGAACATTTACATAATTATTAATACCTGAATTATTTACAACATTATTTAATAGAGTACCACCAAAATTCTTTGCTATATTTTGCATAGAATCTTGCAAATTTACACCTTGTAGATTTATTCCAGTTCTATTCATACCAAATTTATTATTGACTTGTTCTACTCCTCTATAATTATCAATAGCTTTCCCCACGGATGTTCTTACTGCACCACCTAAACCAGCTTGAGTTCGTATATAAAAAATAACATAATGCCCATATTCAGCGTTTCCAACATTTAATGGATATCTAAATGTATTTCGTTCAAATTTATCACTAACTATGTTATCTAATGAATTTGTTGATTCTGTTTTTATTTCATTTATTTTTATTTGAGGCATATTATAATAAATATCCTTTTTTTTGATTGACTAAGTAATATTTATAATAGAAAAAACATATTTACATTAAAATGTCAATACCAAAACCATATAAAATTAAACTAAATAATCCTCAAAAATATAAAGGAGATCCCAATAATGTCTGGATCAGATCATCATGGGAATTAAGAGTTTTGAGGTGGATGGATTCAAATCCAGATGTACTATGGTTTTCTTCTGAGGAATTGGTAATACCATATTATTCTCCAATTGATGAAAGAATGCATAGATATTTTCCAGATTTTGTTATGAATGTTAGAAAAAAAGATGGTTCTACAATGATATATGTAATAGAAGTTAAACCAGAATATCAAACTAAATTACCAACTCAAAAACGTAAAACTAAAAGATATATTCAAGAATCTGCTACATACATCATAAATCAATGTAAATGGAAAGCAGCAGATATTTTCTGTCAAAAGAAAGGTTGGAAGTTTCAGATTCTTACTGAAAAGGATTTAGGAATCAAATAATCTTGAAAACCCTACACCCCTACTTATAACGGTTTTATGATAAAATATGGGTAATAATGAAGGATAATTAGGTAAATGTGTAATAAATATAGAATATGGCATATTTAATAGATAGGATAAATCAAGAATTAACAAAAACTGGTTATACCGAAAGGTCTAATAGAGCCAGAGATTGGTTACGTTCAAAAATAAAAGAGTTAAAACCTACGCCATCTACACTTTTACGAGATAAAGAACGACTTCGTAATACACAATTTATAGGTGGTATGTTTTTCTTTTATTATGATCCAAAAACTAAGGATACTTTGCCATATTATGATAGATTTCCATTGGTTATTCCAATAGAACGATATAAAGACGGTTTTTTAGGATTGAATTTACATTATATTTCTCCAAAGCAACGAATAATCCTTTTGGATAAATTAAGTATGTATAAAAATAACGATAAATATGATAATACGACTAAATTAAGATTATCATATGATTTATTGAGTAGAGCATCAAAAATATATGAAATGGCACCGTGTATTAAAAGATATCTAGCAAATCATGTAGAATCACGTTTTATTGAGATATCCGCTAATGAATGGGATATTGCTGCATTATTGCCTGTATCCAGATTTGAAAAAGCATCCGAATCAAAAGTTTGGTCAGATTCAAGGAAATTATACTAAATGCCACAATTTTCACCAAATACTCTTTTTTCACATATTAGTAATCAAGG